ATGGAAACAAAGACCATTGTAAGAGTGAACAACGTGGACATCATTGCCACCAGTGACGAACAGATGATTGCCATACGCCCCATTTGCGAAGCGTTGGGGATTGACGCAGACAGCCAAAGAAAGCGTATCGAACGGGACGAAATCCTTAATCCAACTGCGGTCATGATGACCGTGGTTGCCGCCGACGGGAAAGACCGGGAAATGTACTGCATCCCATACAAATACGTCTTCGGCTGGCTGTTCAGCATCGACACATCGAGGGTGAACGAGGAAGCGCGCCCCGCCGTGCTGCGCTATAAGGAAGAATGCTACGAAGCCCTTTACCGCCACTTTGCCGAGCCGCAGACCTTCCTTGCCGAAAAGCAGAAGGTGATTGAGCGGAAGGTGGAGGAATACAAGGAAGGCCAGCGCCGCTTCAAGGACGCGCAGAAGCTGATGAACGAAGCCAAGGCGGAACTGAACCAGGTGATGAAGGTAACCATTGAGGAATGGCGTGCCAACAACCGGCAGCTCATCCTGCCCTTTCATTCCGATGAAGAAGAATAAAAATCCACCCAAACCCTTTGCACATTCAAAAATTATCACTATATTTGCAACGTCTAACATAAACTACATACTCACAAATGCAGGACGAAGAGCTTGCATCGGAAGTGCAGGCATTTTTTATGTCCGCAACGATTATAGTATAACCTTATACAGGTATCCGTGTACCCCCGTGTGGCGTGTTAATGCACCCACAGCATTTGTGAGTGAATGTGTTAGACAGCGGGACAGGCACGGATACCTTTTTTATTTATACGTATGTTACAGTATCACTCACTTTCCAACGCTGAACTGTCTATCTGCCACGGAACGTCCGCCCACGAAACGGGCATCGGATCCTTCACGCTTACCGGAAATCCTTACACCGACTTCGCACGCCTGGGCATGGACCTGCAGGGCTGCCACGTCCGCTACCGCCGCACGCCCAACGCGCAGGGGCACACCCTTACCGGCACGTTCAACATCTGCGGCACGTGCTACACCATGGGAGCCGACTCGTATGCGCAGCTGGTGGAGCGCGTGCACGCCAAATGGCTGGAGAAGCAGGCGTACCGCCGCCGCTGCCGTGCCGAGAAGCGGATGCGCAACACCCTCGCCTTCATCGCCCGGCATCCCGACGCTACCGTATTGCCCGCCTACCTCTCGTAACGGGCGCAACCTCTTACTATTGTTTTCCCCCCAAACGGCTTTCCACGGAGATCCGCCCGGGACGGGTACACCCTGAACCGAACGAATTACCAACACCGGATAAGCAATCATTAAAACAATAAAGACATGAAAAAAGAACAGATTAAAGAAGCAGCAGAAAAGCATTCCGAACAATGGCTTGACAATTCGGACGAATATTTCCGCAGCCACCACAGAGACGTTTACGAGTATGGATTCACAGACGGTGTGTACTGGCTGGCCGACCGCTTGTGCCGGCTCCCATGGAATGAAATACTGAAAGAACTGCATGAGTATTGTGTGGAAGAACAAGAAAAACAACAATCAAACAACGCATAGTATGGAAACAAAAACAATCAAAACACAACAGCGGGGCTTTGCCTGCATCGCCTCCCCCGATGAACGATATCGCATCTGGATTCCGCGCCCCACGCCGACAGGCATCCTGGTGTGCACCTGCGGATTTGCCCTGAGCGGGCACATGGACTTTGTGGATGCCGTAGACCGCCTGTTCTACGTGCGTGTAGACCGTGCGCAGACCATCGACGACGACCTGAGCAACCTCTACCTCACTTGCCTGCAAGCCCCCATGGGCTGCATGGAACAGCTGCTGGTAGACTTGCCCGAACTGATGGAGGAACACTTGGGCAATGAATAATTAACAATTAATAATTAATAATTGGATGATGAAGTATGAATTGGAAATCGAGACGGGGCTGCTGCAGGCGCTCATCGATGAATGCCGTGCCGGGCGGCTGCCCGTACACATCCAGCGGGGCGTGCCTTACGATGATGCGAACGGCACCATGCTGGAGACCGTCATCATCGAATGTCCGGACACGGATTTCGACTTCAACGCGGTGATGAGCCGCGTCATCAACCGACACTATAACTTAAAAGACACGGAACAATGAAAAAAGACAAGAACACGAAACAACAACGCGTCAGGGTGCTGCAGACCGGAGAGCTGGGCACCGTGACCGACCAGGTATTGATGAAACGCGGCAACAAGCCGATGGTGTACAAACAGGTAAGGCTCGACAGCAAGCCCCACCTCGACCGCTGGTACTGGGCAGACCAGCTGGGAGCTGTAAGGGAGACGTGCCGCATCACGCTAACGGGCGGCAACGGGACGGAATTGTATATCAATGTGACGCATGACTACGAAAAATACGGCAGCTACGAGTTCGAAGCTTTTGTCAAGCCTGCCAACCTGAAGGAGCACGACCGCCACGGGCTGCCGTTCCTGCTTACAGGCGCATTGCTGAAGGGATTGGGCGTCGGGCAGGAAGGTGTGGAGACTTCCGTCGATGTGCGTCCTGCCATATCCGAAAAGAATTGACCACCTTTGCGGCCTGCCGACAGACCGACGACCGCAACCACTTACAGCTATACCTATGATAGACGATAGAACCATCGAACAAATCCTCGACCGTGCCGACCTGGTGGACATCATCGGGCAATGCGTCGAGCTGAAGAAGCGCGGTGCGGCATATTGGGCTTGCTGCCCGCTGCACCACGAAAAGACACCCTCGTTTTGCGTCAACCCCGCACGCGGCACGTGGCACTGCTTCGGCTGCGGCAAAGGGGGCAACGCTATCGGATTCCTCATGGAGCACGAAGCCATGAATTTCCCCGAAGCCGTGCAGACGCTGGGCAAACGCTACGGCATCGAAGTGGAAGAACGGAAGCTGACTCCCGAACAGGAGCGCGAGCAGGCGAAACGCGAGAGCATGTTTGCCATCAACGAACGCTGTGCCGAACATTTCCGCCAGAACATGCTCCTGCCCGAACACAAGGCAGCCATGGACTACATCGTGAGCCGCTGGGGCAAGGAATACGTAGAAGAGACCGGCATCGGCTATGCCCCCGACACGTGGGACGACCTGCTCCGCTTTGCGCGCTCGGCAGGCCTGTCTGCCGACCTGATGAAAGAAATGGGGCTGCTGAAGACGAACGAGAAGGGAGCGGTGTACGACGGCTACCGCGGGCGTGCCGTTATCCCGATACGCGACCGCTTCCGCCGCATCATCGGCTTCACCGCCCGCGACATGACCGGGGCGAAAGACACAGCCAAGTATCTCAACCCGCCCGAAAACGACATCTACCATAAACGCGCCTCCATCTTCGGCATCGACCTTGCCGTGCGTCAGGCAGCCAAGGAGGGGAAGTTCTACCTGGTAGAGGGTGCGCCCGACGCCATGCAGCTGCAGCGCATCCGTGTGAACAACGCGGTGGCTCCGCTGGGAGGGGCGTGGACGGGCGAGCAGCTGGAGCAACTGAAGCGGTATGCCCCGCGCGTGTGTTTCCTTCCGGACGCCGACCCTCCCAACCTGGAGCGGGGCGAGAAGACGGGCGCGGGCACCCGCAACGCCCTGAAGAACGGCGAGCTGGCGATGCGCTGCGGGCTTTCCGTGTCGGTGAAGGAAATCCCCCTGGGCGAAGACCGGAGCAAGCAGGATCCCGACAGCTACTGCACCACCCGCCAGAAATTCGACGGGCTGAAGGAAGAGGACTTCATCACCTGGTTTGCCCGCTACACGTTTCAGGAAGTGGAGACCACCGAAGACCGCGGCGAGGCGGTGAACCGTGTCTGCGCCCTGCTGGCACTGGTAGACGACGAGGTGAAGGAAGGCATGTACGTCAAGGAGCTGCTTTCCGTTTATCCGGACAAACCCGCATGGACATCGGCTTTGCGGCGAGCGAAGAAACTGGACAAGGCGAAAAAGGTCATCGATGCCAGCAAGAAAATCGACCGCGAGAGCTACGAGCAGTACGGCTTCTACGAGAACCACAACTGCTACTACGCGCAGGGCGACAAGGGCATGATACAGTGGAGCAACTTCACCATGCGCCCGATGTTCCACATCAAGGACAGCCTGCTGCCCAAACGCCTGTACCGCATCAAGAACGAGCGCGGGCAGGAGGAAATCATCGAGATGAAACAGGAAGACCTTGTGTCGCTTGCCAAGTTCAAGATGCGCGTGGAAGGGCTGGGCAACTATATATGGATGGTGACCGAAAAAGAGCTGACCCGCCTGAAGAGCTACCTCTACGAGCAGACCGAGACCGCCGTCGAGGTGACCCAGCTGGGCTGGCAGCGGCAAGGCTTCTTCGCCTTCGGCAACGGATGCTATGACGGCGAGTGGCACGCCGCCGACGAATACGGCATCGTCCGCCTGAAGGCGGGCAACTTCTACCTGCCCGGATGCAGCGTGATATACCGCGACGATGCCAAGCTCTTCCAGTTCGAACGGCGTTTCGTCTATACCAATTACAACAACGTGTCGCTCCGCAGCTTTGCGGACAAGCTCATCACCGTGTTCGGCGACAATGCCAAGGTAGGACTGTGCTTCCTGATGGCGGCACTGTTCCGCGACCTCATAGCCGGCCAGACCAAGAGCTTCCCCATCCTGAACCTGTTCGGCCCGAAGGGCAGCGGCAAGAGCGAGCTGGGACATTCGCTCATGTCGTTCTTCATCATCAAGAACACGCCTCCCAACATACAGAACGCCACCATTGCGGCGCTGGGCGATGCCGTGGCGCAATGCGCGAACGCCCTGGTGCACATCGACGAGTACAAGAACAGCATCGACCTCGACAAGCGCGAGTTCCTGAAAGGCTTGTGGGACGGCACCGGCAGGAGCCGGATGAACATGGACCGCGACAAGAAGCGCGAGATAACCTCAGTAGACTGCGGCGTCATCCTCTCCGGGCAGGAGATGCCGACCATCGACATCGCCCTTTTCAGCCGGCTGGTTTACCTCACGTTTACCAAAACCGAATTCTCGACGCAGGAGAAACGGGCATTCGACGAACTGAAGAGCCTGCGCGACCTCGGCCTGTCACACCTCACGCTGCAGCTGCTTTCCCACCGCGCACGGATGGAGGCAGGCTTCCCGGACAATTACCGCAGCTGCATGGAAGACCTGAACGAACGTCTGAAGGGCGAAACCGTAGAAGACCGCATCCAGCGCAACTGGGTAATCCCATTGGCGGCTTTCCGCACGCTGGAAGCAGCCATCGACTTGCCTTTCTCTTATAACGAACTGCTCCGGATATGCACGGAGGGCATCCTGCGCCAGAACCGCGAGACAAAGAGCAACAACGAGCTGGCGAACTTCTGGAACGTGGTGAGCTACCTGCAGCAAGACGGCGAGATATTCCTGGAGTCCGACTTCCGCATCGACTACCTCGACCGGTTGAAGACGAACAAAAGCCGTGAAATCCAATACAAGACCCCGCACCCTGTATTGAGGATGCGCACCGACCGCATCTTCCCCTTGTATAAGAAATACAGCAAGCAGGTAGGCGACAGCGCGCTGCCTACCGAATCGCTCAACTTCTATCTGGAGAACAGCCACGAGTATTTAGGCGTCCAGAACAGCGTGCGGTTCAAAGTCATACAGAAAGGCATCGAGGTGGTCAAAGAGATAGAGACAGGAGGAACGAAACGGTATTACAAGCAAAGCACCACCAAACAAGCCCTTTGTTTCGACTATGCCGCCCTGATGGAGGCATACAACATCAACCTGAACATCGAGACCCTAAACGGTTCCGAAGATGCGGACAACGGCGATGTTCCGTTCTAAGCATCTGTCTATCATAGCTATAACGGAGTGCCCTGGCATGCGAATGTCGGGGTTTCTTTTTGCCTTTTTGCGCTCTCCCGGATGGGGCAAAAAATGCTTCTACACTTTCTACAACTTCTACAATGCTATATATCAGCACATTAAGCCCTAAAAAGAGCTTCTACAAGCTTCTACAAAATTCTACAAAACCCGGCTTTTGCCCGATTCTTCTACAAATCGTCTACAATGCAGACGGTTTTTTGTCTCCCTTTTTTACTTGACTGACAAGCATGCTATTGATTATCAGTAATATACGTATTTGTAGAAAATGTAGAAGTTGTAGAAGCGGAAATATGCCCTCACGGGAAGCGGATAATCGTTTGTCCGCACCTCCATTCTTCACTCTTCATTCTTCATTCTTCACGTATTATTTTGTATATTTGCAACATAATCAAAACCTTAACGCATGAAACCTCAAGTTATCATAGAACTTCTGCCACATTTACACGACTACCTGTATCACGAGTTCGGCACGCCGCGTAGCGAAGAAGCCATAACCGTTACCGCCGCAAACGACCTGGGCAAGCTTATCCAGTCGATGATTACCGTGAGCGACCGCCCGCCCAAACAGGCAATCAAGGAGCATCCCGTCACGCTTGTCTTGCCGGTACAGGAGTGGAACCACTTCATCTTTCAGGAGAACTTCATCTACATCCCCGAATGGAAGCAGCGGATGCTGCGCGAGTACATCGAAGCATCCTACCGCATCCGTATCCGCGAATACTTCATTGCCGGCTACGAAAAGGGCTACAAGCAGGACCGCATCATCCGCGCCTTCCTCTACGCCTACAACATCAAGAACAACGCCATCAACTACGATGCGGTGAAGAAGTACGACTACCGCAACCGCCAGCGCATGGTGAAGGAGGTAGACAGGGATATCCAGCTTTCGTTATTCCCTTAACACTGTTTAACCTATTAAATTCTAAGTGAAAACCGCCGAAACTCGTATTTTAACTCTTAAACTTTAAGTAAAAATGAACCGAAACGACAAACGCGCGTCCGTCTGCGGGCTGGCGTTCCTTCCGCTGAGCCAAGCCACGGTGCGCAACTTTCCGGGCAGTCCGGACATCGGAGTGCGGGGCACCTTCACGCCGGTACCTGTTTCGTCAGCCGAATACGGCGAGACCGGAGAAGCGGGTTATCCCATAGAACAAGAACTCGAAGCCGTAGTAACCGACACAAGTTCGGCGGAATTGAACGGACTCCGCACCCTTTTCGCCGAAGCCGGGCTGGTGCTGCTCGACTTCACCAACGGCGAGCGACGGGTGGTGGGGAGCGATGAGTTCCCGGTACAGGTCAACACCGAACTGAGCGGCACTCCTGCAACACTTTCACTCACTTTCAAGCGCAACAGCCCCGAGCCAGCCAAGGTTTATTCGTCCTTTTAAGGGGTTGATACCGTTGTACCTTTGTATCCGGTTATTAATAGGTATTAGTTTTCAAAGGTGTAACAATGGTTTTCTCATTTCTATACAGTGCGGTGTGCCGGGGCAAGTGGTTCATCTCCTTCCGCGAGGCGGAAGCCAACTTGCTCCTGGTGCAGCGGCTGTTGTCGCGCGACGCTTCGCTGGCAGACGGCAAGCCGCTGTCTGAAAGCCAGCCCGTTCCGGTGATGCTGGAGCACGAAGGGCGGCTGATGAAGCGTGGCAATTCGTTTTCCGATGCGCCCGAGGGCAGCACGGCAGTCATCCCCCTGCGCGGCACCATGCTGAAATACGGCACGATGTGCAGCTACGGCACAACCGAAATCGCCTCCGTCATCCGTGAGGCGGCAGCATCCAAAAACATTTCCTCTATCGTTCTCGACATCGATTCGGGCGGCGGCAGCGTGGATGCCATCGCCCCGCTGGCAGATGCCATCCGCCAGGCGCAGTCGGCGCGTAAGGCGGTGGTGGCTAGCTGCAGCCTGTGCGCTTCCGCCGCCTACTACGTGGCAAGCTACTGCAACGAGATACTGGCAGACAACGACATCGATGCCGAATTCGGGAGCATCGGCGTGATGATGAGTTTTGCCGACTATGCCAAGTATTACGAGAACGAGGGCATCAAGGTGCATACCATCTACAGCAACCTGTCGGATTACAAGAACGCCCCGTTCGAGGCGGCAAAGAAGGGCGAGTATGCCAAGATACGCGACGAAGAGCTTGACCCGCTGGCGCGCGACTTCCAAGAGAACGTGAAGCGCAACCGGGGTGCACGCTTGAAGGCGGACACCGAAGGCGTGCTGCGTGGGCGCATGTTCTACGCCCGTGATGCCGTCGGCACGGGGCTGGCAGATGCGGTAGGAACGCTGGCGCAGGCTGCCGAACGGAGCCGCGAGCTGTCGGCGCAGATGTGCATCGACGACTATATGGGAGCCAATTATTAATTGTTAATTATTAATTCTTAATTGAATAAAAGCTATGTTTGGAAAAGTAATGAGTGTGGTTCTCGCCTTTCTGGGCATCTCGGCTTTCGCCAAGGACAAGAACGGCAAGTCCGTTCTGCTGTCGGTGCAAGAAGAGCAGCTGAAGCAGAAGTACGGCGAGAAGTTTGTCGAGTCGTTCAAGAAAGACTTGGCGGAGTTTGAGAAAGACGGTGCGGCAGCCGAAAGTGCCGTGACCGGCGAAGTGCAGGCACAGCTGGAAGACGAACGCGAGAGCAACGTCCGCCTGATGGATCGCATCAAGGCACTCCAGGAATCCGAAAAGCAGATGAAAGCCCTTCTCGAAGAGCGGGACAAGACCATCGAACGCCTGAGTAAAGAGCCTGCAGCCGATGCCGGCGAACAGGTGACGGGAGATAATGATAAAGGTATGGCAAAGAAATTCAAGCCCGACATGAGCCTGGCGCACAACCAGTGGCTCGATGCGGCATTCAAGGGGGCTGCCTACAGCGGCAACACCACCATCGACACCACCGAGCTTCAGAAAGAGTTCGGCAAGTACGTAAGCAGCGAACGCCTGCAGATCATCAAGGACCTGATGGGCACTACCGAATCCATCCGCTACATGAGCACCATCATGACGGACAAGACCGAGGTGCGTGCACAGCAGGCGGCCATCGACAGCGTGCTGCAACAGTTCGTGCCCTACTGGACACCCAAGTCGAAGAGCACCTTCACGCCGCTCACCATCCGCAACTACAAGTGCAAGATCAACGTACCAGTCAAACCGTCCGACATCATGGAGGACATCCTGGGCTACCTCTACGACGAGAACCTCGACCCGCAAGACATGCCCATCGTGCGCTACATCCTCTACCAGCTCATCTTCCCCAAACTGGACGAAGAGCGTGAGCAGGCTTTGGCTGTAGGCGTATATAAGGAGAACTCCGCCAGTCAGGACGGAGGCGCGGCAAGCGATGCCCTCGACTGCATGGACGGCTACGTGACCCAGCTGAAGGCACTCAAGACGGCATCGAACAAGAAGGTGACGTGGCTGCTCGACGGCGAAACCTTGAGCACGGACGGTGAAGCCTTGTTGGAACAGATAGACAAGGCGGTAGACCAGGTGAAGCCCCTCTACCGCAAGAAGTCGATGTTCGTGCACGCAGACCCGGATCTGGTCATCCGATACAGCCGTGCCTACCGCGAGAAATACCCGTGGCTGAAGAACCAGGACGGCGAAAAAGTGAAGATTGATTTCACCAACTTCACCTTCGCCCCGCTCGAAGGCATGCGCGGTACCGGCGTGTTCTTCATCACTCCGAAGGAGAACTTCAAACACCTGATGTCGAAGGACCCGCAACGCACCAGCATCCGCATGGAGACCAACCACTACAACGTGGACATCATGGCGGAATGGTGGGAGGCCTGCGGTTTCTGGCTCGCCGAAGCCATCTTCGCCTACATCCCGCCCGAAGAGGAAGAAGAACCGGAATCTTCGCAGGGAGGCGGCGTATAAACAATGGACAATGGACAATTGCGATGCCGCATGGTTCATTGTCAATTCTTCATTCTTAATTATTAATTCTTCATTATTATGGCAGACGAATACGCATTCATATCTGTGCCCCGCAAGAGCAACAATGCCGGACGGGCTACAGGCAAAAAAGGATACATCGTGCTCTTCCGCTGGGACGACGTGGCAACCTTTACCAAAGACGCGAAGGGCGTGCGCGTGACCGCCTTCTCCTTCGCCGAGAGCAAGAAACCCATTGCCGTGTACACCACGCAGAGCACCATCAACATCTACGACACCGCAGAGGGAGACCCCGATGCACGCGGATTTATCCACCACGTGGACTTCGAGCATCCGGGTTCGGAAGTCGAGTTCAAAGAGTTCCTCAACAACAACGTCAACGAAAACCTCGGTGCGATAGTCATCAACTGCGCGGGCGAAGACTGCAAGATTGCCGGAACGCCCTGCACCCCGCTGAGCATCAGCACCGCCGAAGGGCAGGACAACAACGAGGCGAACAAGACCACCATCAACATGGCTTCCACCCTGCGGGGAGACACGCTGGGCGTGATTGCCAAGTCGCTCATCCCTGTGACCGACGATGAAGATATCAACACCATTCTCGGACTGACCGGTACAGGGTCGTCACACGGAGGAGGAGTATGACGGACAAGATGAAACCTGTAGAGAACCCTGCACCCCTGCCAGCCGCACCGGTGCAGGATGCCGACAATAAGAAGACCGCCGGGACCGCATGCGTCTCGGTGGCCATTCCGTATTGCAAGGAATATGCGCAGGGCAACGAGCTACTCTTCGCCTTGCGCTCGTGGTACCAGAACGCGCGCTTTCCCTTCCGCATCGTCATTATCGGTGATGCCGAAGAATGGATGGACGGCGAGAACCTGACCCTCATCGAGTGCCCCCGCTGCTCGGACATCCCCAGCGTGGACACCCTGCACAAGCTGTGGACGGCACAGGAGAGCCCGGAAGTGACCGGCGGCTTCATCTGGACCAACGACGACATCTACCTGATGAACCCCGTCGGGCTGGAGCACATCCGTATTCCCAAGGTACTGGGACCGCTCCGCCCCGAATCCTACAGCGGGCACTACCGCGCCGCGATGCGCCACACGATGGAACTGCTCGCCGAATCGGGCTTGCCTGCGCTGAACTACGGCACCCATACGCCCCTATGGTTTGAGAAGGAACGGCTGGCGGCGTTCCTGCCTGCCGATGACCCCAAAGCCACGGAAGGCACGCTCTTCACCTCGCTTTACTTCAACCAGTGCAACACGGTGCACCCCGTCCGTCTGGACTGGAAGACCGATCCCTTCCTGCTGCCGGTGGTAAGCAAGGCGCCCGATGAGAAGTACGTGGAGCGGCTGTTACAGAACAAGGTGTTCATGAACAATGCCCGCAGCGGTTACAGCCCGTGGCTGGAGAAGTTCCTGGAGAAACGCTTTCCCGACAAGTCGCCCTGCGAGCTATGAAGAGCGGATGCCGGAGAAAAGAGCCTGAGCTTCCGCGACGAGTTCCCGTTTCTCGACAAGCCCGGATGCCCCATGGAGCTGGAAGCCCTTGCCAGCCGCAAGTTCACCAAGTACCGGGCTTACGTCCGCCTGCATCAGAAGCTGCGCGGATGTGCCGGACTGGCGGAATGCGCCGAGACGGCAGGCGAGCTGGTAGACAACTACATCGACAACCGCCTTATCTGGCAAGAGCTAACGTGGTACCAAGAACACGGCTCATTGTTGGGCAAGCATCCCGCCTTCGCCGAGTTCCGCCGCCGCAAAAAGCTGGTGAACATGCCGGTCAAGAAGCTGATGACACGGCTGCGGCAGGTGGAGATGAACATCTGGCGCGTGAAAAGCGAACTGGCAAAGGGTGACAAGCCCCACCTCGACGCCGTGCGCCGCGAACGGCTGGCAGGCTACGAGAAAGAACGGGCAGACATCCTGAGATTATTAGAGTAATAAAAGAAACGCAGATTGACACAGATTCACGCAGATTAAAATCTTTATCCGCGAAAATCTGCGTCAGTCTGCGTTTTAAATAAAACCAATCACCATGAATTCAGAAGTGACCGGATACGACCGCTGGCATGACAGTCCCGAATGGATGTCGCGCATCGACATTGACGAATACGAACGTCTTGCCGGCATCGGCTATCGCCCCGAACAGATTGCCATGTACTACAAGATACCGCAGAAAGACTTCCTGTGGTACTTCCACCTCATAGGCAGTCCGCTGAAGTACCACTACGACCGGGGGCAGCTGCTCCAGCAGGCAAAAGAGGGGCTGTCAATGTCTGCCGCCGCACAGACCGGTGAGAACGTGACACAGGCACAGCGGTTTGACAAGTTCCGCAAATCGATAGGTTATAAAAACAGCATCAACAAGATATTCTTTGATGATATAGGCTGACTTTAATTCTTCCTTTCTAAGTATGTTCGAAAAATCCCACTACGAAACCCTACAAGACTACCTTGCCAGCGGCTGCACCCTGGAGCTGACCGCCGAAGAACTGGACTACTACAATGCCCTTTACGCCTTGGTGGGCATCCATCGCAAGTACGGCAAGGACAACGCCATAGCCTTCCTGATGCACAAGCCGTTCTGCGTGGAGCGTGGCAGGGCACGGCAGATGTACGCCGAAGCCCTCAACCTGTTCTACCTGAACGACACGGTGGAAAACGACGCCTACCGAAGCATCCTCTTCGACAACCTGCAGAAGGCAGCCCTCGCCGTGCTGCAGAACGCCACCTCGGCAAAAGACATGGAGGTGTACGGCAACCTGCTGGTGCAGGCCGCCAAGGTGAAGCAGCTCGACAAGCCCGACCCCGTAAAACTGAAGCAGGTGGACGAGAAGCCTATCAAGTGGTACGACCTCAGCCCCGAATCGGTAGGGCTTCCGGCGGCAAACCGCCAGAACCTGGCACGGCAGATCGACCAGATGCAGGACCTGCCCGAAGGCGAGAAGGTGCGCCTGCGCCGGGATGCCAACATAGAAGACATTAACTTTGAAGAAATGCTCGATGACACGCAAGAGAAAACTAAAGATTACGAATGACGTAGAGGTGCGCTATGCCAACTGGATGGCACAGCTCATCGCCGTGATGCAGCCCTGGAGCCTGTACTGGATTGCCGGGCGTGCCAGTGCCAAGACGGTGCAGGTATTGGCGGAACGGGTGCAGGAGGTGGCGCACGACTGCCCCGGAGCACCCTTCGCATGGGTGGCGGACACCTACAGCGACCTGCACAAGAACGTCATCCCCTCGCTCATCGACGGGCTTTCGCTGCTGGGATGGATGCCCGACGTGCACTTCGTCATCAACCGCGAGCCGCCACGGGAATGGAAGCAGCGCATGTACAACGTCTGCACCGACTGGCGCAACACCATGGTGTTCTATACCGGGTTCAACTTCACCTTCATCTCGCTCGACCGTGCAGCCATCGGCGCGGGACGCTCCTACGTGGGCGTGTTCGGCGACGAGGTGAAGTATTTCCCCGAAGAGAAGTTCACCAACCTGCTGAAGGCGGTGCGCGGATTCCGGGTGAAGTACGGCGACTCGGTGTGGTACCGCAGCCGCACGCTCACCACCGACATGCCCAACCCCAACCACCTGGGCGAGTACGACTGGATATTGAAGCTCGCCCGGCAGAACGACAAGCAGCGCATCCTGCTCGCCCTCCGTGCCGGCTTCGTCTACAACGACACCAAGCGCGAATACCTGTCACGGCTTCAGGAATACAACAGCCTGAAGGCGGACGCGCGCACCGAACCTGCCGTGCGCCCCGCCCTGGCGGATGCCGAACGCCAGATGATGCTGGCACGGCGCACCATGGAGCGGTGGGAACGGCGGTGGGTGAAGACCCGCCGCGGGGTGTCGTTCTTCTTCATCTCGTCCTCGTATGTCAACGTCGACATCCTGGGTGAGGACTGGTTCAACGACGAGTTTGCCGAAGGGCTGGAGGGCGCGGCGTGCAACATCCTCTCGGTCATCCCCAAGCTCGAAGCCTCGCAGATGTTCTACTGCAACCTGTCGATGAAGAACTTCTATGCCGACGGTTTCCTGAACGAGGTCATCGAGCAGCACCCCTTCGGCTGGGAGCAGGACTGCACCGTGCTGCGCTACCTCGACCCGGGGCGTCCGCTGGAGGCAGGCATGGACGCCGGCAACATGCTCAGCATGGTGTTCGGGCAGCAGGCGGGACGCGTGATGCGCATCCTCAAGGAGCTGTACACCCTGCCCCCGCAGAACGTGCGCGACCTTGCCGACAAGTTCCTCGCCTACTTCAAGCCCCACCGCCGCAAGCTGCTCAAGCTCTACTACGACCGCTCGATGAACAACTACAAGCGTGTCAGCACCGACATGGCAAGCCAGATAAAGAAAGCCATCGAGACCGACAGCGAAGGGAGGCGCACGGGCTGGACGGTGCAGCTCATGAGCCTGGGTCAAGGCAATATCTCCAGCAACCTCGAGTACCGGTTCTTCATGGACCTTCTGCCGGGCAACCTCGCCCGCCAGCTCTACACCCTGCTCATCGACCAGCACAACTGCCCCAACCTGAAGAGCGAGATGGAGGTGACCCGCACCAAGGCGAAGGTGAACGAGCGCGACAACACCACGCAGATAGTCAAGGAGAAGACCGGCGACAAGCTGCCCGTACACCGCCTGCCCCGTGAGAGCACCAACCTGACCGACGCGCTGAAGTACTTCGTTCTGCGCCCCGAAGTGGTGCGTATGTGGCAGAGCCGCAGCAAGGTGAGCGGGGCAGCCTACTTGTAATAGCACAGCTTTCTTTCCATGTTTGTGTGCAGCCCGACTGTCCGTGATGGATGGTCGGGCTTTATTTGTTCCCTAACGGAGATGCGACGCAAGGTGGGACGGCTTGCTCCAGCTGGTGGGCTTCGCATTATTTGTAACGATATTTCGTCATATTTCCGAACTGGGAGAAGGCTTGCAATCGCAATCCCCCGACGGCGCGGCTCGGACTTCGGAGATGCTTGTTGCCGCTTTTAAAGCGACAACAGAAGGTTTTCTTTCTGATATTCATCGGTTTCTTGCTTCCCGTTGTGCCGTTTTGCCCGGAAAACCGCCCTGTTCCGCAGGCGCACTCCGCCTGGCAGACGGGGAGGAAGCGCGGAATGCCGCCGCACGCAGCGCGCTGATCAGCCCGATACATAGCGGTACATCCGCAGTTTCACCGCTATGAAACTGCCTTCGCAGCGCGCTGCGTTTCTGCCCGTAAGGGCATAAAAAAAGCCCGTCCCCATAAAGGGACGAGCCTCTTTCCGGTTGTCATCAATTGCCTACGCGCCCGTCTGCGTTTGTGCTTTCCGTTTTGCCGCTTCCAGGTCTACCGTCGCCTCGCCCGCCTTTTCGGCTTTCAGCGTGGCGGCTTGGGCGGCACGGCTGCTCACGGGGTTGAACGTGGCTTGCGAGGCGAGGTTCTCAAAGTCGGCTCCCGGCGTGAAACGGATGTTCACCGCCTTGATGTTCTGGGCGGTGAAGGCTTCCAGCGTTTCCGCGCCCTCCGACGAGAGCGTAATCCAGAAGTCGCCCAGGTCGCCCAGCTGCACCTTCTTTCCTTCGAGGAGCATCTCCACGAGGCATTCGCACATGTCCGAGATGACACCCTTCACGGTGCCGCGCGAGTACACGCCGTTGTGGTTCGCGATGTGGCGCACGAACTTGTTGAACGTCATCAATTCACTCATCTGGGGTTTTGCATACGCCTTTTCGGGCGCCGACTCGCTGGCAGGGTTCGCCTGCAGGCATACAGAATAGTTGATCATAGATTGTAAGGTTTTAAAGGTTGCGCCGCAGCACCATTGCTCCGGCCGGGTGCAAAGGTAAGGCTAAGGGGCGGAATCCGTACACCGGCGTGCGCTCATTCCGCTGCACGGCGCGTGCAGTCGGCGGCGAAGCGTTTCAGCAGGGCGTACACCTTGCGCTCGGAGATGCGGTATTTCACGGCAAGCACGGTCACGGCGTAGGTCACCTTCTCGCCTCGCCGGCGCATGGACGTATATTCGATGTAAAGGTCGATGTATTTGCAGTCGTCCGCCTTTACGCCGGCGGCAACGAGCTTGGCGATGAGTTCGCGGTTGAACTCCAGTATTTCGAAAAGAGTCATAAAATGGATAGGTACGGGAACTTTCGTTTCCTCCCGTGGCAGGCAAAGATAGCATAAAGTTTTGGAACAGAAAGGAAAAACGGACGGAATTTGCATGTCTGATTGATTATTCTTATATTTGCCATGCCGAATAAAAAACAAAGACATGTCCCCCTTGCTACAGTGTAACCCGTGAAGCCGGGTTCAGGTTCGTGTTTATCCTGTCGGCGCACTGTGGCGAGGGGGACGCCCTTTTTTAGCAATTATGGGAAAGTTACCACCAAAGATACCGATTACTCCGCCGCGCCCGCAACCGAAGCCTGTTCCGGGCACAACAAGTTATCCGACTAAAGGAAAAGAAGGATGAGATAAGACAGCATGGCGGCGCAAATGCCGCAGAGAATGGACCGGAGCGACCGCCCGAACAGTCGGACACGGCGATTGTTCGTCTGCTCTTGCCAGCGAATGGAATATTCCAGTTGGTTAAGCTCGTCCCGCAAAACAAGGCGCATCTGTATGTCATCGCTTGCCGATTCTCCGTCCTCCGTAAACGATTGGGCATATTCGTTGGGCTGGGAATCCTTGACCGTATTTCCCAATGGCATATAGTCGCGGGGCATAACCACTTTCATCATCCAGAACGTGGATAAGGCTGTACCGGCAAGTAGGAACCATACGGGCACCGTTCGCCACGCTAAATCCGGATGAGTGAATACGTAAGCGCAAAGCAAGGTGAGCAGGGTGGCATAAATGGCAAGGGTCTTGTAAGCCCTCTCAGTGGTGTCGTTTGCCTGTTTCTGATAGTCGGCAAGACGCTTTTGGGCATTGTCGTAGAACAGCTTCAATACGTCCAGCGACAAGTAAAAAGCTGTCTCGGTAGTCACTTTGTAGATTGGGAGGACGAACGGTTTCATAAGACAGTATGGTTTTTATTTTGTATCTGTTTCTCCGTTGGAGATGTATCTATACAGTGTGTCCGCACGGCGTACGGTTTCGTTTATGTCACGGCTAAGTAGGCCGCTGCGGATCTTCCGCAGGCTGAAACTTTCGCTGCGCAAGGCATCACGGTCTTTGAACAGGCAAAACACATAAGCGAAAAAGAACAGCAGGACTGCCAGTATGGCTATCCCAGCCAACAGATAACAGAACCATGCCGGCGCACTAAAACGGAATGCGGCCAACAGGGTGGCAAGTATAATTCCCAGCAGCCACGTAAGCGGCTTGAGGATAGTGGAACGAGAGCCGCTGGCATCCGAATGTGATAATAATGCTTTGATAATACTCATTCTCTTTTGTTTTCCGCAAATTTACGCATTTTTCTCTTTGCCGTTCCAAAAACTATTCCTATATTTGCAGTGCCAAACTTTTATATGATATTCATATCCGCAGGGCATCCGGTTAGATGCTCAATACGAAATTGGGCTTTTTTTATGTCCATCGGTTTGCTCGCCTCATTCGTGAGGTGCCCAAATCTATATACGAAACTTACGGCTGTCTTTTCCCTACATATTATGCTCTTCGGAGAATAACATATGAGAGTTTGGCGACTTTACGGGAAACAGGCAGCCGTTCGTGTATCCATACGTAAACTTGCCTGTACACAGCCAAACTCTCATATGTTTATGAAAAAAGAAATGATTCTCGGCACGAAGAGCATGCCGACCGCCCGTGTATCCGTGGGCAAAAGATTCCGTGAACTCATCAACCGGGCGCTTCCGTCCGAATGTCAAATCCAGACAGCGCAAGACGCATGGTACGTGGGCGCCATCGGCGCGCTCTGCGTCACCTTCGTGTTTCCGCCAGCCGTGGCGGCAGCGGCTTATTGCGTGTACCGTGCAAAACGGGAAGGAGGTGAGCGATGAAAACAATCGTTATCTGCGGAAAGGCAGGAACCGGAAAGACCCGTCTATGGAGAAAGCTTTGTTCCGAAAGCAACTTCGAAGCACCCTCCTCTATTCTTTATTATACACCCTCCAGACCTTGTGACTATGCGGTAGTAGAGGAAGCCGGACGTTACAGCATAGGGACGCTGGAAGAATTTCACAAGAAAGCGGCATCATCTGGGTACGTGAAAACGGTAATATACATCTTCCAGAAGATGCCTGCCGATGTGTCTTGGCTCGGACGATTCCTGAAAATCGGACTTGAAGAGGAAGGAGGCGCGCGATGAAAAAGAAGAAATTCGGCGACATTAACCACAACAACGAAGAGATGTACGTGTATTGCGAGATGAAAGCAACCGGAAACGCCGTGAGCGATTACATCTATTATCTGTATTGCGGCGGCGAAAGCGTACTGATGGACAAAGAACTGGATGCCGATGACGTGCGCCGCCTGATAAGCTGCCTTACCGCCGCACTGAAAGCCACCGGCGAATGGAAAGAGGAAGGAGGCGCGCAATGAATGACGCACGCGAAGAATGCTCCGAACTGCATTATTACATCAACGGGCTGGAGAACCTGACGCAGTTCCTGCAGGTGGTAGAAGAGATCTCCGCCGAAACCGGCATGAGCGACTGGGTGATGACCCACCGCGGCATCCGCATGGCGTACTGCTGGCAGGATGCCAAGGCGGTCATCAAAGGAGCGATGAGCGAAGAGACGTACATCGGGCGCAACCGGCTGCCGGAAGTAGGTTGAGTCCCTCGGCGATAGCTTCTTCTTTTATTGTACCCGGCTGTTCTTCACGGACACCCGGGTATATTCTTCTAAATAGTATAAAATAATACACCATTCCTTTGCAGATGATATAATATTTTATATCTTTGCAGTACACTCAATAACCGATGAATGAAAAAATATAAAGTCAGAGAAGTAATCAGGATGCTGGAAGCCGACGGATGGGTCAAGATAAAAAGCGGAGGGGGTGACCACCGGCAATTCAAACACCCGGACAAGCCGGGTAAGGTGACGGTAAGGGGACACGAAAGCGAGGTCTTGAGCCAATTCCTGCTAAACAGCATTTGGAAACAGGCGGGGTGGAAATGACCTGCCCCTTTCTCTTAATATAAATAATAGCAGGAGGATAGATAATATGGAAAAGATTCACGTAAAAGTAGATTGGTGCGAAAAGAATTATGCCGCAGTGACTGAATGTGAGGTCCTGAACGGATTAGTAACCGTAACCAACAAAACGTATGAGGGGCTGATGAAGGATTTGGCAGAAGCCGTGCGGTTTCATGTAGAGGGCTGCACGGAAGACGGTGATGCCATGCCGGAATGGCTTGCCGCAGGAGATTACGAGTTTGATGTCGAGCTGGGAACCTCTGCCCTGCTGCGCAAATGCGAACAATTCACCTCGCTTGCCGCTATCTCGCGGGCATCGGGCATCAGCCAGCAACAGCTTTCACACTATGCAAACGGTTTGCGAGAGCCTCGCCAAGAGCAACGCCGCCGCATCGTTGAAGGCATTCACCGCATCGGAAAAGAATGTCTGGCAATAATGTAGTTTTATTGACACACAGCTGCACCTCAGAGCCGGTGCAGTATGGAGGCTTCCCCGGGGGAAGCCTTTTTTTGTGTCCTTTCCGCCGTACCGCTGTCTGTTTACTTTTGCCGAAAAAACAAGCTATGGGAGCAAATGCAGAACGAATGGCAGGGTATTACCGGCGCAACCGGCGGAAGAAACGGGGCGAAGGGTATCCCATCGAACTCTACGTGGAAGGGGATACAGGCATCACGCAGCAGTGGGAACGGCAGCAAGACAAGGAAGCCGTAGCCCGCTTCAACAGCAACGTGCGCCGCTGGGGAGACACGGTGAACGCAGCCTTGCGGAGCAGCATAAGCCATTGGATAACGGAAGACACCCGCCTGTCCGCCTCGCTCGTGCAGAACTACCGCCACTGGGGAAAGGCTCCGCAGGCGGGGCAGGAAATCACCAGCATCGGGTTCGGGTTCGAGGAGGCGGGCTTGTACGTCCATCTGGGCGTAGGGCGCGGATACAACCGCGAAGGAGGTACGGTGGTGGTGACCAAGAAGCACAACCGCGACAAGATGGAGCGCAGTCCCAAGCCGTGGTTCGACCCTGTCGTCGAACAGCATATTCCTGCGTTGCAGAAAATCGTGCAGGACTATTGCGGCACGCTTTTCATCAACACCACCCGCATCCTGATAAACCGTTAACTTCTTAACTTCTTAACTCCTTAACTCATGAACAATGAAACATATCGGAAAATTCTCATTCGTAGACACCGCCGCCGGGCAGTATGCCATCCACATGGACTGGAGCGGCGCCATGAGCCAGTTTTTCGACCTTGGCGGCGAGAACTGGGACGGCGACCCCGTCAGCGTGGCGGGCGAACGGGTGGTGCCCTGGGGCAAAGACAACAACCTGCCCAACGCCATCCGCAACCTGCTAGAGCGCAACAACCTGGGCCCGGGCATCCTCGACCGCAAGACGGGGCTGCTGTACGGGCAGGGACCGGCACTCTACCGCATCGCCATAGAGAACAACGAGCGCGTCCAGCGATGGGTGGAAGACGCGGAGATACAAGACTGGCTGGAGTCGTGGGACTACCGTGCCTTTGTGCGTGCCGCCCTGGTAGAATATACCCACCTGAACGGCGTGTTCGTCAAGTACCGCATGGGGCGCGGCGTGCGCATCGGCCGCCCGTGGGTGGCGGGGCTGGACTGCCTGCACTCGCAGGAATGCCGGCTGGTATGGCCGGCAAACGACAGCCGGAGGCTGGAAGACGTGACCCACGTGCTGACCGGTGACTTCGACGCGTTCCGCAGTCGCACGTTCCGCCGCTATCCCGTGTTCGACAAATGGAACCCCTCGCGCCACGAGACCGCCATCCGCTACCACTCGATGCGTTCGTTCGGGCGCAACCTGTACGCCATTTCCTGCTTCTACGGCTCGGTGCCCTGGCTGGAGAACGCCAACGACCTGCCCCGCATCATCAGCCACCTGAACGAGAACATGATTGCGGCGGCATACATCGTGCACGCCCCGGGTGAGTATTGGAATGAGAAAAAAGACCTGGTGAGGGAACTGCATCCCGACTGGACCGAAGAGCAGGTGCAGCGCGAGATGTCGAAGCTGAAAGACGAACTGACGCAGACCATTGCCGACGTGATGGCAGGAAAGGCGAACGCGGGCAAGTTCTTTTCGTGTGTGGACTTCACCGACCCGCAAGGCAACCTGCAGAGCTGGAAGATAGAGCCTATCGAGATGAACATCGACAAGTACATCGACGCGCAGGCGAAGATAAGCCGTATCGCCGACAGCTCGACTACCAGCGGCTTCGGGCTATCTCCTGCCCTTGCCAACATCATCATCGACGGCAAGAGCGACAGCGGCAGCCAGATGCTCTATGCCCTGAAGATATTCTACGGTGCCGACACGCAGATAGCCGAAGACATCGCCCTCGAAGCCGTAAACGACGCCATCCGAATCAACTTCCCGGACAAAAAAGGCATCTTCCTCGGGCTGTACCGCAAGGTCATCAACAAAGAAGACAACGTGAGCGCAGGCGACCGGGCTTCGAACCAGGTATAAGGTTTATTCATCACGGAGGGATAATGTGGAATTCAAGTAAATTGTAAATACTCAAATGGCAAATGAATTAAGTTTCCCCGACTGCTGGGAAGAGGTGACACCCGAAGAGTGGGTGTACCTCCTGAAGTTAAGGCACGCACTGAGGGTACGGCGGGGTGTATCGCTGCAGGATATCCGCCGTGCGTGGTGTGCCTTTGTGCTGAAGCGGCGCGGCTACAGGTTCCGCCGCAAGCACGAGACAGACGACATGAACCTGGTGGACAGGCTGGCAGGCACGCTGGGCTGGATGTGGGTGGTGGACGACGAAGAAGGCTGCGTTGCCATGGACTTCCGCACCACGAAGAACCTGCTGCCGGAGTGGCAAGGGCTGCGCGGTCCGGCAAGCCACGGTGCCGACCTCACTTTCGGCGAGTTCCGCTGCGCCACTGCCGCCATGAACCTGTACACCACCGACCATTACGAGAGCGACCTGCTTGCCCTCACCGCCACCCTGTACCGCACACCCGGTACCGGCGGACGGCGCATCCCCTTCTGCCGGGACAACATGCCCGGCTATATGCGCGATGCCGTGAAGATGCCCGGCTGGATGCAGTGGGGCGTATACGTGTGGTTCGCTTATTTCTGCGAATACCTGCAGACAGGCAGCTTCGTCGTCGACGGACACGAAGTGACCTTTGCCCCCGTATTCAGCCGTCGTGAGCCGGATGCACCCCGTTCGTCCGCACAAGACCTGGGGCTGAACAGCATCCTCTATACCGTGGCAGAGAGCGGCGTGTTCGGCACGGCAGACGATACCGACCGCACACCGCTGCTCCGTGTCCTCCTCAAACTGCTCGACGACAAGCAGCGGGCAGACGAAATGATGAAGCGGATGAAGAGATGAAAAAAATCCCCGCAGCGGCTCGACTGCGGGGACGGATGTTCAAACAAGATTGTTCTTAACCGAGTTTCAACGATGTCTGGTTCAGCATCGCTCCAATGTCATCCAGTGCATGCCTGAATGTTTGGAGTTCACTTTCGGTAAAATGAGCCTTTTTCCCGTTCACGACATAACCGTTAATGCGTTGGTATAACCAGTTACGGCTTTTGCCAAAGTATTTCTTTGCAATGTAGCTGAGCGATATGGCTTCCGGCAGCTCGCCGAGCTTATCCCGTAGGATAGCTTCGTCTGCCCGGTTGATAAAATCGTTGCAGGCATCCACTGTCGCTTGGAATCCGGCTTCAGCCTTTTCCCTGTAAAGTGCTTTCTCTTCATCAGACATACGTGCGTAGTTGGCTTCCATTTCTTTTTTGAAAGCATCCCTTTCCTCCTGGGTGCGCAAGGTCTTAAAACGTTCGAACGCTGCTTTCATTTCCGGAGTAGGCAGGCAATTATCCCAATTTATCATATTTTTGTAGTTTTAAGCCCTCCCAGTGAAGGGAGGGCGGTTAATCATTCATGTTCCAATTTCTCTTTAATCTCGAGCATCCGGTCCAAGATATCGTCTATCAACTGCTTCCGCTCTTTTACGTCTTCGGGTATTCCGTAAGATTCATGAAAGGAAATCAGAAGTTTCAGGTTCTCGTACTCTTGCTCTAACTGTTTTTTTTCTTCTTCTTTCATCGATTTAAACATTAAATTAAGAACTCTTGTTTGACACTACAAAGATAATACGCTTTTGCTTATTATGCAAATGATTATTGGTTTATTTACTTGCATCCTCTCTTTTTTTGTGTCCTTTCCTTTGTTTCCTCCATGGTTTACATTTGCCTGAAATAATCATTGGTAAATCGTTAATTGCTAAATCGTAAATGACATGTTGCTAATCGAACGAACCGAACAACTCCGGGCACTGACCGGCAACTACTACGCCAACAACGACTTCACGAAGGTAGAGGGCGACATCGAGCAGGCCACCGAAGAACTGGCACGGCTGGTGGGCGAAGGCGTCATTGCCCTGGCTGAAAAGGCAGACGACAGCGACCCGCTGCGACGGCTGGTGCAGCGTCCCATCGCCATCCTTGCCACGCTGCGCATGTACCAGAAAAACGACTTGAGCCACGAAGACGACGGGCGCAAGTTCAAGGTGTCGACCGACGGGGGCGACAAGCTGCCGTGGGAGTGGCAGCTGGATCGCGACGATGCCATGCAGATGGAAGCGTACTACCGTGCCGTAGATTCGCTCATCACCCACCTGAACAAGACCAAGCCCGAAGAGTGGACCTCTACAAGCCTGTACCGTGCCACCCGGCAGCTTATCGTGCGCAGCGGGGCGCAATTCGACATGTATTTCCCCATCAACCGCAGCGAGCGGACATACCTGCTGCTGGTGCCTTTCATCCGCGAAGCGCAGCTGATGACCGTGGCGGATGCCTACGGAGCAGACTGGCAGAAGCTCTTAGACGAAGACTTGGACACGGACGCGTCCAAGTCCGAGAGTGCGGCACACTATGCCGCCGCCATGGCGGTGTGCCTGCTGGCAATGGGCACCGCCCTCTGCCGGTTGCCGCTCAAACTGCTGCCCTGTGGCGTGGTGCGCGGTTACCTTTCCGAGAGCGGGATGCGCGACAGCGAACCGGCAAGCCTCGATGACGTGCGCCGTGCCTCCGACTGGATGCGTGCCGACGCCGCACGCTGGATAGACAAGATGAAGCGTGCCCGCGACGGCAGCGAACCCGATTACGAGCTGCTGCCCCGGAACCACCCGCGCAACAAGTATTGCCGGTTATAGACCCTCCATTATTAACTATTCACTATTAACTAAAAATGACTGTTACCCAACGCCCCAGAACCCGAGAGTTCTGCGCCACCATGCAGGACTACATCATCGATACCGACTCGACCATCACCTTCAGCATCTACTACGGAGGCAAGAAGATACTGGACGAAGAATACGTGCCCGACGCGCAGAACCAGGTGCGCATCCGCCGCCTTGGCAAGTTCTGCGAGCTGGCATTGTGGGGAGAATGGTGCGAAGATGCGCTGTATTGGCAAACAAGTGCCTCCGGTACGTTTTCTTTCTACATCAACAATACGAAAGATGCCGATTCGCTGGTCATCTATTCCTGCCTTCAGACCCGGAAGTCTGCCGGTTCGCCGGGAGCCTTGAGCGAGGTGACGCAAAAAGTGACCCGTCCCGGTATGCCCGAATACGTGAGCGGTTTCCCCTATGCGAACAGCTGTGTCGTGCACGGAATCCTGCCGGACGGTACGGAGAAAAGCTACTCCTTGCCTCTGCCTAACGCGCAGACGATTGTCACCCTAAAGGCGGATTACGAATACGCTTGCTCCCTGCTCGGAGCGGAAAGCCTGCGGAGCTATTCATTCAGCCTGAGCGGCGGAAGCCTGGAATTTGTGGTAGACACCACGCCCTACGCCGAGCGGTGGGTGTTCCGCTTCAAGAACGTGTACGACATGCCCGAAACCCTGTGCTGCACGGGTGGGCTTTCCGTAACCGGGAGCAGCGAAGACGACACGGCATCGATGTACGGCGTAGAGCGCAAGTTCGGGCTGAAGGTGACCGACGAATACACGGCACGAAGCGGCATCATCCACCTGCGGTCGGAATACAAGCTGTGGCACAACCTGCTGAACGCCCGTGAGGTGGAGATACAGACCTCCACCGGATGGATTCCCATCATCATCACCAAGCAGAAGCTGGAGCGTGACTTCCGCCGCTCGGTGCTGTCCACCGTAGAGTTCTCGTTCCGCATGGCAGACCCGACACAGAACAACTTGATAGAGTGAAGAACTTTTTAAATGAAGAATGAAGAATTAAGAATGCCATGCGTGCGAAGCGATTCTTCATTCTTCATTCTTAATTCTTAATTAAAAAATTATGGTTGACATCAAACGATTCAGAGAATGGCTTATTGAATTAAAGGAGAACGTTAACGGACAAGCTAAAGACGTTCAGATAGAAGGCATTGCGCTCGCCGTGCGCGAAGGGCACATCATCCGCAAGCTGCGTGACCGGCGCGGCGTTATCCTGTGTGCCAAATATCCCGATGCCACAGTGGATGGGGATGCCGATAACTTCAGCAGCGACAACGACATGGTGCTGTTCCTCTTGGAGAAAGTGCCGTCGGGCAGTCAGAGTGACGAAGACGAACTGGCGCATTATGCCGCCCTGCAGCAGCTGATGCTGGCTCTTCGCAACCGCCTGATGGATTCCCCTTTTGTTTGCGACGACGAAATGCAGGTTGTGTCAGGACTTACCATCGAGTGGGAATACGACATCTTCGGAGGCTGGAACGGGCTGAGCATCGGATTCAAGCTGCAAGACTATGCGTGATAACTATTGGCTTCTAACTCCCTCTAACTCCTTTAACTCCTTAACTTCTTAACTCCTGACAAAAAATGACCGAACTCTACATCGACGGCGTTTCCGCCGTATTGCCAAAAGACTTCAGCGTGCAGGTGAAGCGTGAGAATCCGCTTTTCACCAAAAACGGCGAATATACCTACGACATCACCCTGCCGCTCGGCAACCCGACCAACGCGGCACTTTATGAGCACCTGAACCGCCTGAACTCGGTGACAGAAGTGGCAAGCAAACGAACTGCCATTCTGATAGCCGACAACCGGGTGTACTGTGACGGCACCGAAATCATCACAGGATGGACAGATGAGAGCGTGAGCATACAGATAGCCAGCGGAAACTCGGAACTGAACTATATCATCGGCAACGACCTGCAGATTTCTTCGCTTTCCGGCATGCCGGTGACAGCGGCCATTACCAAGAAGGCAGCGGTTGAACATATCGAGAAGCGTTATCCGGATGTAGACTATTGCCTGACCATGGTGTACGACCGCGACGGAGAAGAGATTCTTAATCCATGGGTCAATCTCACTACGGGATCTCCGGATCTGACCCCTGGGAATGTAAGCTCTTTGGGGTCCGTATCTCCCGACCTTGACCGTTTCATCCCGCAGCCTTACCTGTGTGTTTATATCAACAGCCTGTTCGAAGCGCTTGGATACAAACTGACCGACAACCTGCTGGCCGGCACCGCCTACGAAGACCTGTTTATCTGCCATGCGGTACGTACGATGAAATGGTGCGAGATGCTGCCCGGCTGGAGTGTAGGCGACTTTCTGGAACAGCTGGAACTGATGTTCGACGGTGTGTTTGTAGTAGACAACCGGAGCCGGAACGTGCGTTTCCTTGCCAAACAAAAATATTACCACGCTTCCACCACAAGCCATGTCCGCTGGGTAGAAGATGTGTACGAAGTGGAGACTGCCGATGAAGATGATGAGCCCGAAACCGTAAACATCCTGCAGAGCGATGTGCGGTATGCGTTTCCGGACAATGCGTATTGGCGTGGGAGGTGTCTGCCCGATACGGTGAAGGCTGCAGCCCGTAAAAGCACCATCGACATAGGGGCTATCCCGCCGCAGCAAGGCGGTTTTGTCGGGCGGATGGATTACTGGTTCGGCTCTTCCCAGCACCAGCAGACAGACACGGTATGGACTGACGGGGAGACCCGGCGGAAAACATACTACGGAACGATGTCGGGCGAAGACCATGCAGGTGACAGAGACCGATGGATTCTGACAGACGAGTTTGCCGCCATTGAGCGTGCAGACCCCGAACAGGAGGTAGAACTGGAGATAATGCCGGCGGAAATCAGGCAGACAGGCAAAGATTTCTTCCGGGGTGACGGAGCAGGTCTGACTGTTCCTATATATATTCCTATGCCTGTCGTTGACGGAGGTTCGGGAAGTAGCGGTGACGAAGACGATGGCTCCGAAGGGCGTACCCCTGTGTCCGACTTGATCAACAACAGCAGTACCGGAGAAAGTGACGGGACTCCTTCAAAGAACAACATCTTCGTGGCATTCTACGGAGGGGCAGCCTTGCCTGTGGAAAACACCGAGCACTACGTGGTTTTAGACATTCCTTTCGCTTATACAGACGAATATCTCTATGTGTGGGACAGCAATACCTATATACAGACCAACACCGAGGGCAAGACGCTCCGGCTGACGGACCTGCAAACCTGCTTTTGGGAAGGCACATTAGACGTAGACCAGCGCAACGAAATCAAGCTGACCAGCCACGACCCCAACCTCTACGACCCGCGGGGCGTTTTCGAAATCCGCAACAAACGCTACGTGTGCAAGGAGATAGAATACACCCTCGATGCGGGTGGGCGCAAAGGGGCATGGACCGGCACGTTCTACCCCGCCAAGATAAGCGACACCGAAGCCGACGCACGCTGGATTCTGGCAGACGGCAAGTGGCGTGACGGCGGCGTGTGGCTCGACAACGGGCGTTGGCTGGACAGTTAAACCGTAAATAGTAAATCGTAAATGGCTAAATAGTAAACAAGATGGCTATCAGTATAAGAGATTTCCGCATGGCTATCCGTATCGACAACTCGGAAGCCAAAGCCAAATTCGACGAGACCAAACGCCAGCTGGAGCAAGTAACCGCAGAAATGCAGAAACTTGCCGATGCAGGCAAAAAGAACTCGGCCGAATACAAGGCACTCAAAAAGAGTCAGGACGAACTGAACCGCTCGCTCTACAGCCAGCGGCTGGAAGCGGGGCGCACCGCATTGACCTATAACGAACTGCGCAAGGGAGCTTCGCAATTGCGCCGCGCGATGAACAACGTCAAGCCCGGCACGAAAGAATGGAAGCAGTATCAGGCCGAACTCCTGCTGACCGAGCAACGGATGAAAGAACTTCGGAACGCATCCACCCAGACCGGACTTTCCATCAGCAAGCTGGCTGACGGTTTCAACCGCTATGCGGGCATGGCAGCCGGTGCCATCGCCACCCTGACCGGCATGACCCTCACCATGCGCCAGTGTGTGGATGAATATGCCAAGATGGAAGAAGCCGAGAGCCAGGCCATCAAGTACACCGGCATGACACGGGAGGAAGTGAAGCAGCTGAACGAACAGTTCAAGCAGCTGGACACCCGTACCCCACGCGAGGAGCTGAACCGGCTGGCTGGCGAGGCAGGCAAACTGGGCATTACGGGGGTGGACAACGTGCGGGAATTCGTCGAAGCGGCGAACCAGATAAACGTGGCACTGGGAGAAGACTTGGGCGAGGAAGCCGTGAACCAGATAGGCAAGCTCAGCCAGATGTTCGGCGACGAGAGCCGGAGCCTGCGCGACAACATGCTTGCCATCGGTTCGGCAGTGAACCAGGTGGCACAGAGCACCAGCGCGTCCGAACCTTACTTGGTGGAGTTCACGGCACGCATGGGCGGCGTGGGCAAGCAGGCGGGCATGTCCGTCACCGACATCATGGGATTTGCTTCGGCACTCGACCAGAACATGCTGCGCTCGGAGATGGCGAGCACGGCACTGTCCGGTCTCATCCTACGCATCTACCAGGAACCGGCAAAGTATGCCCGGCTGGCACAGATGGATGTGGAGGAGTTCACCCGGCTGATGCAGACTGATGTCAACGCAGCGGTCATCTCGTTCCTGGAGGCTCTCAACAAGATGGGCGGCATGGCGCAAATCGCCCCGGTGCTGAAAGAAATGCAGCTCAGCGGAGCCGAAGCGGCAAGCGTCATCAGCACCTTGGCAGGCAATGTAGACCTGGTGCGCCGTGAGCAGGAGAACGCCAACAAGGCTTTTGCCGAAGGCACGAGCATCACCAACGAATACAACGTGCAGAACAACACCGTGCAAGCCGGGCTGGAGAAGGCACGCAAAAGCTTCCAGGAAGTGCGGACAGAACTGGGCGAACGGCTGGAGCCGGTGATGAAGAACCTCATCAGCTTCGGCAGCCTGACCGTAAAGGGGCTGCTTTCGCTCATCAAGGCTTTCGACGACTACCGTGGCGTCATCATTACGACCACTACGGCGGTGGGGCTGTACACGGCAGCGGTAAACATTTCCGTCATTGCCGACAAGGCGAAAGTGCTGTGGACGGGACGCATCGTTACGGGCATGAAGTCGCTCTTCACCCTTCTGCGTGCCAACCCGTGGGGCATCGCCGCTGCGGCGGTAGGAGTGCTGACCGGCCTGTTCATCGACCTGAAGCGCAAGCAAGACAGCGTGACGGAATCGATGCGCTCGATGGAACGCATCAACAAGACCGCGACCGAAGACTACGACCGTCAGGCATCGAGGGTAGAACAGCTTACGGCAATCCTGCACAACGAACGCATCGCTCAAGAGCAGCGCATCAAGGCACTGAACGAACTGAAAAACATCATCCCCGGCTACAACGGCATGCTGGACGACGAAGGCAGGCTGACCAACGACAACACCGAAGCCATCAAGGCATATCTGACACAGTTAGAAAAGCAAATCAAGCTGAAGGCGGCGCAAGAAGAATTGGAAGAACTGTACCGGCGCAAACGCCAGTCGGAGAAACAGCTTGCCGCCGACGAGCAACGCTTCACCACGGCACAGCGAAACCTGTCCGCAGCCGAAAGTACGGCAACGGTGCAGGCATCCCGCATGGGCACCAGCGGTACCCGTATGCTGGCATCCGGATTGAATCAAGGAGTGAAAACCATGCGTTCGGAGTTCCAGCTGGCAGAGAAAGCCGTGACGAACACCAAGAAGCAGTTGTCGGGCATCGAGCAAGCCATAGCCGATATCAACAACGAAATCATGTCGTCCGCACAAAGTACAGGCACGACCGACCCCGTGAATCCCGAACTGGGAACGGGCACTACAACCACAGGTACAACCGGTACGCCTGCCGATGATGCCATTAAGGCATTAGAAGAGCGTTACAAACAAGAACTTGAATCGGATAAGAATTTTGCTAAGCAGAAAAAGCTTCAACGAATAAAGAACGGTGAAGATGAAAAACTTATTCAAGAAGAATACAACAATGCATTATACCAAGCAGAAATCGCTTATTTGAGCAAGCAAAAGAAATTGCTTGAAGACAACAAACAAGACACAACCGAGATACAAGGGCAAATCTATGATAAGATGATAGCCGAAGCCAACCGCGTATACGAAGCGCAGAAGAACGCCGACTTCGGCAAGGCAGAAGCGGATGCCGAAAAAGAAAGGCAAGCCGCCAAGCAGGCATTCATCAGCGGCGACATCGCCGACGAAGAAGCCTACCGCCAGCGGCTGCTCGACATCGAACGGGAGTATCTGGAGGAGCGCAAGCGGCTGCTGGAGAAGTACGGCATGGATACCACCGAAGTAGAAGGGCAACTGCTGGATATGGGTGTGGAGCAAAAACAAAGCAATAACCGACAGCAGAAACGCGACCGGCGCACGCAACGGGAAGAAGGGTTCAGAGCCATAGACAGCACAGACGACTTCGGGCAGAAGAACGACATCTTGGAGCAAATGTATGCGGACGACCTGATCACTTATGAAGAGTATCAGGACGAGAAATCCCGCATCGCTGAAGAACAGGAAGAACGTCGCACCGAGATAGCCCAATCGGCAATGCAATTGGTCGGTCAGGCGGCTTCATCCACCAGCCAGCTGATAAGTGCCTTGCAAGACCGTGAGCTGAGCCAGGTGGAAGCCAAGTATGACAAGGAGATTACCGCCGCCCGGAAGGCAGGCAAGGACACCACCAAGCTGGAAGAAGAAAAAGAGGCGGCAATGAAAGAGGTCAAGAAGAAATACGCCGACGCACAATTCGCCATGAGCGTATTGCAGGTGACGGCAAGCACCGCCGTAGCAGCCATGGAGGCATACAAGGCGATGGCGGGCATCCCCGTTGTAGGTCCGGCATTGGGAGCTGCCGCAGCGGCTGCAGCCGTCGTGGCAGGTGCCGCCCAGATAGCCGTCGCCAAGCAGCAGCGCGATGAAGCCAAGGGTCTGTACTCGGGCGGTTACACTAATGACTACATCGAAGGCTACACCGCCCCAGGCAACCCGCACGACACAGCCGGAGTCATCCCCGTACACAAGAACGAGTTCGTGGCGAACCACGAGGCGGTGGCAAACCCCGCCGTCAAACAGTTCCTCGATGTGTTCGACGTGGCGCAGAAGCGGGGCACCATCCGGATGCTCAACACCACCCAGATACTGGAACAGGTGCGCACCCGTGGCGGACGTTACGAAGGCGGATACACCGATACCGGCACGGGTGATGCCCGCTCATCAGCGTCACCCTTTGCCGGAATGACGGCAGAACAACGCTCACAGGTGGTGGTACTGCTACAGGAAAACAACCGCCTGCTGACCATCCTGACAGAAAAAGAACTGGTGGTAGACCCCCGCAAAGTGCGTGACGCCATCAACCGGGTGAACCGCCTGGAGAAGAACGTGAGCCGCTGATCGCTGTCCTTTTCCCAACATATTTGCCCTCTTACCTTTGCCGTAAATAGTAAATCGCTAAATAGTAAATAGAAGTGGACGTATACGAAGCTATAGACCGGATGCGGGAATTAAGCCGCTTGCGCATTCCCTTCTCTTTCTCCTTCATGAGCTACAGCATAGCGCGCAGGAAAAGCGAAGGTATCGTCACGGTATGCCGTGCCCGGCTCTGCAAACAGAACCGTAAGGAGCGCAACCGCTATTCTGACTATATGCTGAACTACATCGACCTCGATACAGGCAAACAGGCATCGTGCTGGCAACCCTTATTGCTAACATTTAACGACAACGAACTGCAACTGAAGTAATGGATACCAATTATGAACAGATAATCCCATGGAACGGAGCACAAGACACCGGACGTGACGTGCGCCTGAAGTGGAAGCGCAACTTCGACAAGATTGCAGCTGCCTTTGCCGAACTGTTAGAAGCAACTGCGGGATTGGACGAAAAGTTCCTCCGCAAGGACCGTCCGGATACGGCACAGGCTGTCATCACCTTCCTGAAAGGGCTGACCGCCGGGGATTTCCAGCAAGGCAGTTCCGGCGTAGGCATCTGGCAGGACGATGACGGCAACTGGCACATCGAGACGGACTATCTGGACGTACGGATGAAGTTCACGGCAAAAGAGGTGGAGATACAGCGCGTTTACCACATTGCGGGTGCGCAAATCAAATCCTCTGCCAACATGCAATGCGTGAGAGTAGACGAGCTGGAGGATGCATACCGGTGTTATATGAACACCACGGATGATGACGGAAACGAAATCACCAACGACTTCAAGGTAAACGACCAGGCGTATGTGCAGACGTTCAACCTCGTGAAGCAGGCAGACGGCACGGTGGGCAACCATTTCCTGTGGCGACTGGTGACCGGCGTAGGAACGGATTACATTGATCTGTCGAAGGATGTCTGTGCTTCGGGCAGCGATGCGCCCAAGGCTGGCGATGACATCGTACAGCTTGGCTACCGGGGCACCGATGACCCGAACCGCCAGAACGCGGTTATCGATGCGGGTGCCGGCGAAGGCTCTCCCTATTACCGCCAGTTTACAGGCATCAATTCGTTCTCTTTCCCTGAGCCGGAAACACAATTGAAGCCGGGCGACAACATCGTGACCGGTCGGATGAAGATACAGCCGGGCAGCACAGGCTCGGCAAACCTGACGGACCTGCCGGACGAGGTGTACAAGGCGGTGCAGATAGGCGGCGAGAACCTGCTGCTGAACACGGCGTTCGCGGGCGACTACGACAGCAAAAAGCTGGATCCGGCTACCTCCCTGCAGAAGGACACGCAGATGTACAGCCCCAACATGCTGCACTGGACGGGCAACGGCACGACCGTCGCCGAAGCGTCGGCACCCGCCGGATTCGCCTGCCGGGTAGGAAGCATCTCGCAACCCGTGTCCCTCATCAGCGGCGAGAATTACGTATTCAGCTTCTATGCCAAAGGGAACGGGATTGGGATGAGCTGCGGCGGGAGCAACGTTTCCCGGCAGCTGTCATCCTCGTACCAGCATTATTCCATGAAGTTCACTTACCAGAGCGGCGGCGTGTTCCTGCTCTCGGGCGACGCTACGGTGCACAGCCTGAAGCTGGAGCGCGGGACAATCGCCACCGACTGGTGCCCGTCCGTGCTCGACCCGTCTTCCGTCGCAGAGCGGTTCAAAGGCGTGTGGTACCTGCAGCAGGCGCTGAAAGGCAGCACGCAGTTCATCGGCGGGCTCGGGCTGACCACCATGATGCAGCTGGGCAAGTGGACGGACGGGGTGATGGAGAAAGTCAATGCCGGCATATCGGGCATCTACAACGAGGATACGGACGTGGCGTTCTGGGCAGGCGGCACGTTCGAGCAGGCAATCGCCACGGTACGCAAGATAATCGGCGGCGAAAACCCGTCCGACGAGGAATGGAAGTCACTCGCCAAGTTCGTGGCGACACACGGGGGCGACATCTTCCTGCGCGGATACATCTATGCCCTGGGAGGAGTGTTCCGGGGCACGGTGTATGCGGAGGGCGGGGAGTTCCGGGGGAAGTTCGAGACTTCGCTGAACGGGCAACGGATTGTGATAGACCCGGAAGACGGGAGCCTGAAAATGCTGGACGAAGACGGCAGGACAGCCGTCAACATATCGTTTTTAAACGATGACGGCAGGATGACAGCCGGGCTGATGATTACCGAATACGAAGGGGATACCGCATGGTTCTCGACACGGATACTTGGCAGGAGCGTCACCATGGTGAACAACCTAAGCAATTACGGGGCAATATTCCTTCCTGACCAGATAAGTTTTTTAGCAGACAACTCTGAATTGTTCTCGCTCTCAATGGAACACGACTATAATACAGGAAAGAAAAAGATACTTATAACCGGATCGAACTGGAATGAGACAGAAGGTCTGGCAGGAACTGTATATGTAGACGAAAACGGATTTCTAAAAGTTAGTAAAAAAGAACCGGTACAACCGGGCGCATAATTATGGCAAACATATCACAGATAAAGACAGATACGAACTGGCAGGAGGCGGCAGGCACGATAAACACGAACTTTGCCAACGTCAGCACCGCCATAGAGGGGCTGAAACAGACCACTTCGGTCAAGATGCCCCTGTTTTCGAGTACATCGGAGGCGAACTCGGCAATCACGAACAAGTACGTAGGACAGCTGATACTGGTAGGCAGCACCCTGCCAGCCCCGGTGTACCGGTGGAACGGCTCTTCGTGGGCCAATACAGGAACGACCGGAGGCAATGCGGAGGTGCCGCTTTCGGACTATTTGGGATATGACAACTTGGGTAACACTAATGAGGTATCTATATGAGAAAAATAAGGATAGGCAATGATATCAAGGTCGTTTGGGCGATAAAAGTAAACGGAGGCAAAGGCAAGTTGTCCGACCTTCAAGGGACGGTACTTGAACTTCATGATGCTTTCGGCTGGTGGAAAAAGGTGGACTTCACGATAGAGAACGATTCCGTCGTTTTCAATTGGAGTGGTAAAGAGCAAAAGAAAACCGGCAGATACACACTTACCTTTTGGGCAAATTTCGGCAAAGAGAGGCAGGCGGTGGTTGATTGCTGCGACTTTGTGAACCTTGTGAGCCGATCTTGCGAGAGTGACGGCTGCAGCAAGAACCTGGATGTGCAATCAGAGGTCAGCTTGGACGGAGAACTGTCACTTGGCGTGCAAGGGAAATCCGCATATCGGGTGTGGCTGGACAACGGCCATGAGGGCACGGAAGCCGATTTTCTCGAATGGCTCCGACTGCCTTCCATAGAAGCGGCAAACAGTGCGGCATACCTGCAAGATTTAGGAGACATCAATGAAATCAAAATCGAATCTTAATTAAGAATATTATGGCAGCAAAAAAAGTTCAGTTAAAAGACAATTCGGGAAACAAGGCGTATCCTGTAACCAGCAGCGCGTGCGTGGGGATGAGTGACGGAAGCGGCAGCTTGGACGAAAAACTTACCGAGCTAGAAGGTTACAACAAAAAGAACTCTTTAATGTTGTGTGGTACATTAATGCCTCCAATTGAATCTGTAACAAAAACATATGATTATAGTTATTTTAAGCAAGGATATTATCAAAAAAATGGTATTTTAGAACCTAGTCGTAATAAACATTTAGATTTATATGTTAATAATAATACAGAAATAAAAATAAAAGCTGCGTATGAAGATACTCTTTTGCAATACGCTTCTTTTATTGTTGGATTTGATATTAACAATAATATTATTGAAAAAATACCATTTGGTGTAGTTCCTAGCGGTGAAGAATATATATACGTAAAAGAATCTTCTGTTGTAAAAATAGGAGTAAGCACAAGAATAGGTGCCTTGGATGCGTATGTTAAAGTAACTGAAAATAAAGAAGACTATATATATGGAGTTGGAACTGAACAAATACAAGATGGTTCTATAACAACTGAAAAGTTGCAAGATGGTTCTATAACAACTGAAAAGTTGCAAGATGGTTCTATAACAACTGAACAAATAAAAGGCAGTTCAATAACATTTAATAAATTATCTGATGATTTAAAAGAATGTTATTCTCCAAGTTTGGATGACATTCTTACTGTATCAGAAGAGCAGTTTTCTGCTGGTTATTATATGTGGGGTAACGGTTATATAGCCGATAAATATCAAAAACATACAGAATTAATTCCTGTGAATGAAGGAGATATTATTATTGCTAATGTATGTAATGGGAATACTTTATTAGCTATTATAGCGGCATTTGACAAAAATGGAAGTTATTTACAAAATAAATCAGTGCAAGGTGTTTCAGAAATTCAAAATAAAAACACTATTGTAAAATACGTAGTTCCTTCAGGAGTTAATCAAGTAGGAGTATCAACTTTTTCTCAGCAAGTTAATTCTGGATTTTATGTAAAACTACAGCGAGTAAACGGAGAAAGCGTTGAAATCAACGGAGAAAAATTACAGGATAACTCAGTTAATATTTCTGCAATAAAAAATAGTGAATTGGAAAAATTAGGAATTATTACTAATAACACTATTATTGTAAGAAGAAATGGAACTGTAGGAGTTGATTGTGATTTTTCTGGACTGAATGGAATTCATGAAGCATTAGAATCTATAAAAGATAATAGCTATACAAAAAGATACATAATTAAAGTTTATGGTCATTTTATTTTTAATACCATTAAATATTATGATGAAGAAGGAGAAGATATAACAGAGCAGTATTGGACTTGTATGGCTTATGAAAATTCTATTAATGCTTGGTTTGCAAATGTATATGGTAAAGATTATGTAACAATAGACGGAATTAATAGAGATGATACATCTATAGAAGTATATATAGATGAAAATACTGAATTCCCTTCTTACAGTAACGATTCTGGGAAAAAATATAATGGAACAAATTTTCATGTACTATTCAACAATAGTGTAAATTCAGTTTTTAAAAATATTACATTTGTCGGAGTTAATACAAGATATTGTATACATACTGAAAATGCAAGTGAAAGTTACGGATGTTATTGCCTTTTTGAAGATTGCGATTTTAAATACAAAAAAAATATAACTTTTGCTGAAGGATATAATTCTCCTGATGTTTTAGGATTGGGACTAAGAGGTAATATGTTGTGGGAAATAAAAAGATGTAGATTTTTTAACTCAGCAAAAGGTGGAACTATTGGCGGTCATAGTGGATATACAACAGATGTAAATAAGCTTAAAGAACTTACTCCAGCAAAAATAATTATTAGTAATTGTGGTTTTTTTGGCAATAGTAAAATTATTAATATGGGAAGCTATTATCCATTAAGAGATGTAATTATATTGAATGGGTGTAATTTGATGAAACAAGCAAAAGTTAATATAAGTACTAATTATAATCAATCTAATAAACCTGATATAGTTAAATTACCATTTATTATTAGCGACAAGCCTGTTCTTGTAAATGTAAACACATCAAACAAAGTGTTAAAATTTTCATCTAAAAAACAAGGAACTAAAATCCGAATATTGCCAACTTGTAGCATATACAGTAAAATAATATCCTATGGTGATTATTCTAACATTACTAACTGGGAAACTTCCGATTCATTAGATGATTGCGGTGCTTTTACTACATGTGAACAAAATTATAAAGATGGAATAGGTTGTTTTGTTTTTTCAAGTCGATATTTTTCCGTAAAAGCAGATGGTAGTGATACTCTTGGATTATTAATTGGAGATTGCACTTCTAATAATAAGGAATTAACAGTATTAGTAGACGGAGAACCGTACACATATGTATTTAATCAAGATTTTACCGCTATGAGTGATGATAATATTATATCATTACTTAATAATAGTAGCATTTTTGGAGAAAACGTTCAAACAGAAATAATAAAGGAGTCTGATTTTATCTATCCTCAAGTAGGAAATATCTCTCTATGTTTAAATATTTCCTCTAAGAAAATAGAAAAGGGTAAAGCTATTATATGTGGAGGTTATAACAGTGATGCTGACACAAGTACAATGGCTTTAGCAACAGGAAATATTATAGATGGAATCTGTATTGATGAAACTCCAACTAATTCTTGGGGAAGGGTTATGTTTAATAATAATTCCTTGTTTGACCGTAATATATTAGGCCCTCTATCTTCTGGTATTTATAAAATAAATAGTGATGGGAATTATGAAATAGCCACATCTAAAGAAGAGGCTGTTATACGAGTTCTTAACGGCAAAGAGGCTGAAATAATTTAATTGTAGAATAACTCGGTAAGTTTTTAAGGTTGCAAGATACGATTGTAAGAAGGTCGCAGTGGATTTGACCAGCCACGTAAGATGCATTATCGAGGAATGCATAAAAAATCCTTGCAACCTTTTAAAATAAAAAATTATGCTTTTCTAGAGAGACTTAATTATAATTAACTTTATCGTTTAACTTCCTAAAAATTTATAATTATGGGAGAATGTGTAGAAAAGATTTATTGTTTCGACCGCGACAATAATAACAACGCATTGGCAGCAGCTATTTTGGCAAACGGCGGTTATCGCCGGGACAACGACAGCCCTTGGGCTATGGCAGCAATGATGAAAGGAGGTGCGGAATGAACGAGTTCCAAACCGTGGTGACCATTATCAGCTCGCTGGTGTCTTCCGTAGCGCTTCCGCTACTTGGGGTGTTCCTTTTCTACGACAGCAAGAAGCGCAAGGCGAATGCCGAGGCACGCCGGGCGGAACTGGACAACCTGACCGTGTATGCCGATGAATGGAAAGCTCTTTACGAGCAGCGTGACAAGCGGGTGGACGAACTGAATGTCAAGATAGACCAACTCTATAAGGAGAAGGAGGACGACCGGCAACGCATACGTGAGCTACAGGAGAAGAACACAACGCTTGCCCTCGAGAACACTTCGCTCCGCATCAAGGAGTGTCAGGTGAAAGGTTGCAAAAACCGTATTCCACCAAGTGATTATTAATTTAAGATTTACCAATATGAGAAAGATTGAACGCATATTCGTACATTGCACGGCAAGCCATCAGACCGCCAGTGTGAATGACATCAAGAATGAGTTTAAAAGAAAAGGCTGGAAGAACCCCGGATACCATTACATCGTAGACCCGGGCGGAGCCATCCACCAGCTGCTCGATGACGAAAAGGTGAGCAACGGCGTGAGGGGCTACAACCAGACCGCCATCAACGTGGCGTACATCGGCGGCATCGATGCGGAGGACAAAGCCACGGACAACCGCACCGAGCCGCAAAAAAAGGCATTGGCAAAACTCTTGCGGCTGCTTCGTTCCCGATATCCGGACGCAGTGATTCTCGGACACCGTGACATCAGCCCCGACACGAACGGAAACGGCACAGTCGACCCGTGGGAGCGCATCAAGGAGTGCCCGTGTTTCGACGCCAAAACCGAATACGCTGGTTTATGAAAGCCTTACCTTATATAATAATAGGTATAGCCTGCTTCGCCTTGGGCTGGCTGGTACGTCCGGCTGGCAGGCACCCGGCGGTGAAGACCGATACGGTACAGGCACCGCCCATCGTGGTGACGAAGACAAAGGTCGATACGCTGCTGTTGGTTTCTCCCCTACCCTACATTGCATGGCTGACAGGTGACACGATAGAGGTCGACGGGTGCAGGCACGCGAAGGAGCAGAAGATGTACACCGACGATTCCACCTACACGGCATGGGTGAGCGGCGTGCGTCCTTCGCTCGACAGCATCCGCATGTATCGGCAGACGCAATACGTTGACCGATACATCTACCGTGATGTGTTTCATCAGCCGAAGCCCAAGCGGTTCGGCATCGGTCTGAGTGCCGGATATGGTGTGGGCAAGGGCGGTTTGTCGCCTGTGGTGGCACTGACGTTGAACTGGAATCTGTGGCAGTGGTAAAAAATCCCCGAAGCGTTCCGGCTCCGGGGATTGGATTGTCAGTCTATATCGGGGAATTCATTCTTCAGCTTATCACTTTTCACGGCGAAATTCCGTTGGATATAGTGTTCGGTCGTGTCGATACTCTTGTGACGCATGTGCCGCTGCAGTTCCCAAGTGTCGATACCGGCGTTAACCAAAGCCGATGCGCCGGTGTACTTAAAACTGTACAGCTTGTATTCCGGTGGCAGTCCCAGCTTGTTGCGGATGCGGTCGAACCTGTAGCGGAGCGTGTTCTTCCCTAACATGGCAGGTCCCGGAATCCCCCCGGTAGAAAAGAGGTAATCGGTGTAGTCATACCTGTCCAGTCCCATCGACTTCAACAGCCGGTGCAGCTGGTTCGGTATGTTAACCAGTTCCGTCTTCCCGTTCTTGCTGATGGTGCAAGGTATCCGGACTACCCCGTTTTCAAGGTCCAGATGGCCGATGCGCAGCTGGCGCAGTTCGTTCGGTCGGATGGCGCAGTAATACTCCATCAGGCACACCAGCCAAAGCTGCGGGTCATTCCGCTTCATGAAATCAAGCAGCCGCTTCCGTTCCTTGTCCGGTATGGGGCGTGCGGCTTCGTCCGTCTTCCTGCCCATTCTCGGCACATCGCACACCGGATTTTCCGTTATCAGCTTCCGGCTGATAAGATAATCGAAGAAGCCGTGCAGGATTTGCTTGTACTTCTTCACCGAACGGATGCTCAGGTCGTTCACCTTCACAATGTAGCGGAAGAACTCCAGGATGCGCTCCTGCGTAAAGCAACCCACGTGCACCTTGTCCAGCCCTTCGTGTTCCGCCCATTCGTTGAAAATCCGAAGCTTCGAGCGGTACGTCTGGTACGAATGCGGGATTACCGTCTCTTTCTTCAGTTGCAAGAAGCCCGACAGGTACATCCGGAGCGAAGGCACGCTTTCCTTCATCTTCCCCCACCGTTCCGCATACTTCTGCATGGCAAGCTCGTCCTCATACGAAACCCTCCTCTTTTCAAACGGCGTCCAGCCCGATACCAGCTTGTTCCGGATTTCGGCTATCAGCTTGTCCGCATGGGCGTACCGCTCCTTTGCCGTCTTAAGCTTCGCAAATCCGCCGTATTCCCGGAACCGTTTCATCTGGTCCGTGTTCGGGTTCCGGCAGGAGTATTCCACATACCATTGTTTTGTAAGGTCACCGCCAGCGTCTACCAAGTGCGGCGGTATAAGAAATGTCTTTTTCCTTCCCAT